TTTGGTATACCCAATGGAGTAAGATTTAATACTCAGAGTAGTACTGAGTATATGCAAAGAAATATGTCAAGTACAGGAAACTTGCAAGCCTGGACAGTTTCTGTGTGGGTCAAGAGAGCTGTAATTGCTGATGGTCAACACATGCTTTTTGCTTCTTATAATGATTCAAATAATTCTACTGAATGTTTTTTTGAAGGTAATGACACTTTAAATTTTAGAGATAATGAAAGTGGTTCTTTTGTTTTTCAAAAAAAAACATCAATGAAATTCCGTGACCCCAGCGCCTGGTACCACCTGGTCATGTCCAGTTCTGCAGGAACACAAAGAATTTATGTTAATGGAGTAGAGATCACTGCTTGGGATACAAATACTAATGGGTCTGGTACTTCAACTTGGAATGGCCCTTACTCACATTCTATTGGGGCTAACGTAAATGGCGGAGCTGATAAAGCTGGATTATACATGTGTGAATTTGCAAGTATAGATGGACAAACTTTAACAGCAGCTTCGTTTGGAGAATTTAACAGTGACAACGGAATTTGGCAGCCTATAGATGTTACAGGATTAACGTTTGGTACAAACGGATTCTATTTACCTTTTTCAAATTCAAGTGCTTTAGGAGAAGACTTCTCTGGTAACAATTTAGATTTTGCAGTTAATAATATGGATGCAACAAATCAGACAACAGATACCTGTACCAATAATTTTGCCACGTTAAATAGCATAGATAAAGGATATGGCACAACTGTTCATACAGAAGGAAATTTAAAAGCTACAAGTTCAAGCGGTTGGAATCCATCACGAGGAACTATTGCTGTGACTAAAGGAAAATGGTATTGGGAAATATTTGGAGGACAATCAGGTTCTCAAATAGGTGTTTGTAGTGATACAATAGATTTTGCTAATAATGATAATGCACAAGATTTAACAGGAGTGACTGTATTTTATAATGCTTCAGGTGGTATAATAAGAACTGATGGATCTCAAGTTGGTAGCACCACTGCTACTTTTTCTGGATCAGATGTTGCTGGTTTTGCTTTAGATATGGACAACAAGAAACTATCTGTTTATAAAAATGGTTCAATTATTGTTACTAACACTTCTTTAAGTACAGCAATTACAAATGTTGCTATGATTTTTGGAACAACAAATGGTGGTGGAGATTTTCGAATA